CCCGAAGAAATGGTGGACGTTGAGGATACTATTGTTATACAAGATTCTAAGGAAGGCTGGCAATCTGCATTCCGTAAACTTATTACCTATCTATATGACGGTGAGATGCCACAGTGGGATTTCTCTAAGGTCAGACCTAAAGGTTCTAGATTAAAAACTTTTGGTGGTAGGGCTAGTGGACCTGAGCCTTTGATAGATTTATTTTATTTTACTACTAACATATTTAAAGAAGCTGTTGGTCGTAAGTTAACAAGCTACGAATGTCACCGCATGATGTGTAAGATAGCAGAGGTTGTAGTGGTAGGAGGAGTCAGGCGTAGTGCATTGATTTCCCTAAGTAATTTAACTGATGAGCGTATGCGCAATGCCAAGAGTGGTAAGTGGTGGGCGGATACACCTGAGATGGCACTCAGTAATAACAGTGTATGTTATACAGAGAAGCCGGACATTGGAATATTTATGAAAGAATGGCTGTCACTCTATGAGTCTAAGTCAGGTGAGCGTGGCATATTTAATAGAGAAGCCGCCATAAAACAAGTAGAGTCAATAGGTAGACGCAATAGTGAACAAGACTTCGGATGTAATCCTTGCTCTGAAATTATATTAAGAGACGGACAGTTCTGTAATCTTACTGAGGTTGTAATAAGAGCAGAGGATACACAGAAAGACATACTCCGTAAGGTTAGGTTGGCTACTATACTTGGCACATTTCAAGCATCATTAACTAATATAAAACGTCTACGTCCTAAGTGGGTACACAATACAGAAGAGGAAGCACTACTTGGTGTTAGCCTTACAGGTATAATGGACAACTCATTTATGAATGGTAGTAGTAAAGACAGAGGACACTCTAGCAAGAAGAATCTACCTGATTTTCTTATTTCCTTGAAGAAAGAAACAGTCAAGACGAATAAAGAATGGGCAGAACTTCTAGGAATAGAACAAGCAACTGCCACTACTGCTATTAAACCTAGTGGTACAGTCAGTCAGCTAGTGGATAGTGCTAGTGGTATACATACTAGACATAATGATTATTATATAAGAAGAGTAAGAGCGGATGCCAAAGACCCGATAGCTATGCTAATGGAAGACCAAGGGATACCTTGTGAGGTTGATGTAATGAAACCCAATAGCGTTAAAGTCTTTTCCTTTCCTATGAAAGCGCCTGAAGGTGCTGTTCTTAGAAATGATAGGACTGCTATAGAACAGCTAGAGTTATGGCTTATGTATCAAAGGTACTACTGTGAGCATAAGCCTAGTGTTACTATCAGTGTAAGAGAACATGAATGGATGGATGTAGGTGCGTGGGTATACAAACATTTTGATGAAGTCAGCGGTGTAAGTTTTTTACCACACTCAGACCACAGTTATCAGCAAGCGCCCTACGAAGACTGTACAGAGGAAGTTTATCTTGAAGCACTGGGTGGTATGCCTGAATCAGTTAACTGGTCTAAAATAGAAGAATACGAGCTTACAGACACTACTAAGGGAATGAAGACCTTGGCGTGTACTGGGAATATATGTGAAATGGTAGATTTAATAGAAGAAGAAGGAGATATGGAATGAGATATATATTAATAGTTACTATACTTTTAACAGGGTGTAGTGTTATGCAGGATAAGATGGATGAGATGAGTTTATTAGGGCAAGAAAATGCAAAGAGGGTTATTCACGAATATGAGACTAGCCCATCACAATTATGTTGTGTTCCAGACCCTGACTTCCCACATTCTTGTGGTGGATGGGACTTATGTGAATTATGAAAACAATAAAAGAGAAAATGTTAGATGCTAATAAAGCAAGGACTGATTTACTATCCAATAACCCAGAGATTAATACTAAGTGGACACCAGATGCTGTAGGAATAATGGAAGTTAGTAAGGCAGATAAAAGAGATTTAAGCGAAGAGGCTGAAGATGAAATCTTAAAGTCAACTGGAAAGATTGACTTCACAAAGGACTCAGAGTACATAAGACTATATGGAAGCAAAGACTAAAACAATTCTATTAAAAACTTATAAAAAGATGCACGAATCAATGAAGAACAGTGCTGAAAAAGAAAGAATTGGTAAATTAATTAAGGAATTAGAAGATGAGAGTAAGCCTGATACGTAAACTATGGAAAGAAAAGGTACAGATACCTGTTCTGTTAAGACAAGCAGACAAAACTCTGAAGAAGATAGATGTTAAACTAAAAAAGGAGAAAAAGTATGTTAGATAAAATAATGAAAGGCGCTGATGGTGCGATTGATGTTGGCGTAAAGTTAATAAGTTTATCAATCGTGTTGCAAATTATCTTTGGTAGTAAGGTAGCATTCCTAACTGGGGATGTAATCGGTTCTATACTAGATATAGTTTGGACACTTGGTAATGCGGGACTAGCGGGCATCATTGCTGCTGGTATTATTTGGAAACTACTTGATAAAGATATCACGAATGGAGCTAAATAAAACAATTAAAAACACTTGGGGTCTCGTCCGCATGGATGGGACATCCAAGCTACAACGTAAGTTAACCAACAGTTCTGGAGGAACTAAGCTAATGCAAGAAGATAATATTAATCCAAATCATTACAAGACAGGAACAATAGAAGTAATTGATTTTATACTAGACCAAAATATGAGTTACTTAATTGCCAGCGCATGCAAGTACCTATGCCGATATCCCCATAAACATAATGGTGAAGGAAGGCTAGATGATTTAAGAAAGGCGCGATGGTTCATTGAGAAACAGATAGAACAAACACTCAAAGAGGAGAATATTAAATGAAAGTTAAAGCAATACTTCACCTACCTACATATACAAAAGGTAGAGGAGTAAAGAAGAAGACTAACCTATTCAGCATGAACATATATAGAAACATGCACTATCAATCCTTGAATAAAATCAAACAGGATTATCATGAAGAGGTTAGGGAGTGGGCAGAAACATTACCAAAATATAAAACTATCTTTCCTAAGTATAAGATATACTTTAAAGGTAAGAGGAAGAAAGACATAGACAACTATACCTTTCCATTACATAAGTTTTTAATGGATGCTCTAGTAGAGTATGGTATAATAGTAGATGATGACTATACTTGTGTTAAAGGATTTACTACAGAGTTCGGAGGTATAGACGAACAAAATTTTGTAGTCGTTGAACTAACGGGAGAACAACTTGGCGTTAAATAAAAGCAATAAGATAAGTGAGTTAAGAAAGTTTGATGTTGATTTAGAATTTGGACAGACATGGGAAAAGCACATAGACGAAATGTTTTCTGGTGCTAAGACATGTGAAATAAAGACCGAGAGAGACACATGGTCACACACGGGTAACATTTGTATAGAGGTTGAGAGTTACGGAAGACCTTCCGGATTGGCTTCAACAGAAGCAGAACTGTGGGTTCAGAACCTTGTCAAAGATGGTGAGTTAGTTTGTAGTTTAGTATTTAAAACAGATAAGCTTAAAGAGATAGTAGAGAACATGCCAACAAGAACCGTGATGGGTGGTGACAACTTTGCATCCAAGCTACATCTTGTATCTCTTAGGAATTTAATAGATGAGTTATTAAAATGATAGACTCAATAGAATATATGATACTTATAGGTATTCTTTGTTTTCTTTTAGCAGTTTATTATCATAAATAAAATAGATGAGGTTTTGAAATGAGTATTATTAATATTGATAGCGTAGTTAATTTAGATGTTGATTCACTGACTGACAATATAAAGGTTCTTGAATATAAAATTCTTAATATTAATAGAGGAATATTAGCTCTAGAGTATGATGTTATTAATGAAATAAGGAATAAGCCGCATCTAAAACAGATGTATCTACTGCGAGATAATTATGAAAAAGATTTAAGGGAGTTGAAACGTGGATAATAAAACAAAAAAAACAAAAGCTAAACTAGTTGGTTTTAAAGTTCTTTTAAATAAGACTGGAAGATTAGAAGTAGAACTATCTGGTTTACCTTTAGAAGATGTCGATAAGGTATTTAAAAACCATCCCAATAAACATATTTTTAAAGCTCTTATTAGAGTAGCTAACAACAGTCTAGACTCATTAGTGGAAGACTTAGAGAAACACCTCTCAGCTATTTAAACTGCCATATTACCCCTACCCTTGGTATGGGTGACATAGAGAAGTCCTCGAGAATCGAATCCTCGGGACTCTAATTCCCTATCTACCTCCTACTATTTGAACAAATGTTTCCAATCTCCAGAAGATTTGCTTGCTCCGCCTCCAGTAGTTGTTGCTGTAGTTGTTGTAGCTGTTGCTCTTCCACCACCTCCACCACCAGAACCGCCTCTTCCTGTTACTGCTGTAGTTTTTGTAGTTGTTGCTCTTCCACCACCTCCACCTCCAGAGCCGGGTCTTCCTGTTACTGCTGTAGTTTTTGTAGCTGTTGTTCTACCCCCACCTCCAAAAGCCTCTTGTTCATAAGAAGCTTGTGAATTACTAGCCGCTGTTGTTATTGCAGCAGTTTGAGTTTTATTACTTTGAGTTTGTACTACTGCTTCAACTTCTGCTTCAGATTGCGTTTGTGCTGTTATTGTAGTTTCACCCCTATGAGGTCCTCCCTGTTGTGGACCTGATATAATTGGTTCATTAGCATGAGGTCCTCCCGGCGGTGGACCTGAAGGTGGTGGAGTTATAACTGGTTCATCTTCATGAGGTCCTCCCTGTGGTGGACCTGAAGGTGGTGGAGTTATAACTGGTTCATCTTCATGAGGTCCTCCCTGTGGCGGTCCTGCTGGTGGAGTTATAACTGGTTCATCTTCATGAGGTCCTCCCTGTGGTGGACCTGAAGGTGGTGGAGTTACAGGTTCTTCTTCTTTTAGAGAATCCAAATAGTCTTGAAGTTCTTGTGCTTTTCTTTTTCTTTCTTCTTCAGCCGCTGCCGCTGCCGCTGCTTCTGCTGCTGCCGCTTCTTTTGCTGCTGCCACCGACGCCCTATTTCTTCCTCCTAAACCAGAAGACATACTTTCATAAGGGTTAAATAACAGCCCTTTATTACGCCAATCATAAAATTCATCTTGAACTTGTTCATGCGGACTTTCTTGAGATTTATTCCACTCGTCCCATCCTTTATCAGCCTTATCCATAAGTGCACTATACTCAGGTGTTCCGGGTTCTGGTATTGTACCATCAGCTAAAGACCTAGAAGAAAATAATAAAGAAAGAGGATTAGCAACTTTTAAAAATTTTAATGCGTTTGCACCTCCTCGTAATAAAAGCTGTCTTGTTGCGGCATCTGGTCCAGTACCTAACATTGAAGGAGAAAAAGCTTTCCATGGTCTCAATGTTGTTAACCCTGTCTTACCTGCTTTAAATGCTTTATCAGTTCTTGTGAGTT